GCTGAAGATTTTGCTTCTGGCAATTATGCCAAACCTGCTGATGCTATAGATGCTACTAGCGCAGATACTTTTGCACCACCACCGCCAAATCAAGTCGCCGAGACCGGTTCTTATTCAGGTGGTAGAGACAGAATACTTGAAATGGATTCAAATCCAGTTATTAATCAATCAATAGGAAGAGATACTAATGTAGCTTCTCAGTTGTTTGGAAGTGGTCAAAGAGCATCTATGTTAGCAATGAAAGGACCTTTATACGATAAGGGTCATCCTGATGATTATGATGGCCATACGCACAGAAAAAAAGGAGCGTCCTACAAAGAAGGTGACTTAATGGATGAAACCGATATGGAAACTTCTTACCCTAATCTTCACACTCAAGACGTTGGAGCAATAAAAAGAGACAAAAAAAGTCAATTTATGGTTTCTAAAAATGAAGATTATAATCCAACTAAAATAGATACTATAAGACCAGTAAAAGGAAAAGAGTTTAAAATGGGTTGGGGTGATGCTGAAAGAAACATATCTACAAACCCTAAATATAAAAAATCTAAATAAATAGCAACATGGATAAAAGAGAAATGATAATTAACAACCCTAAACTTGATGGTCAAGTAGGTGAAAGCGCTGTTTGGAACGGTCCTTTAAGTAAAAAAGGATTTCCAATGGGACACGGCAGTAGTTCAGGTAGTACAGGTATGGAAGTATCTAAATATCCTTGTAGCTATAGCGATGCGCCTATAACTCAAAGAGCAAAAGGAAAATAAATGGCTACAGGAGATATTAAACTACTGGCAGCCAATGCAATAACATTAGCAATAAGCATGACGCATATAGAAGTAACATTAAAAGTTATTCTGTTACTTATAAGTATCGGATACACAGTAGCTAAGTGGGTAAAACTCAAAGAAAAGAAGTAATAATTATAACATGGCATACATACAAGATTCATCACCGTTTTTAAAAGTAAGAAAAACTACTAAAGGTAAAGGTAGAAACTTCAGAACAACAGAAGAAGGTGCTGGAATGACTGCTGCTGGTGTTGCAAAATATAGAAAAGAAAATCCAGGTAGTAAGTTAAAAACTGCTGTAACTGGAGATGTTAAACCAGGAAGCAAAGCTGCTAAAAGACGTAAAGCTTTCTGTGCTAGATCAAAAGGCTGGACAGGAGAAAGAGGAAAAGCAGCTAGAAAAAGATGGAAATGCTAAACAATAAATAATTATGGAAAAAGGACATTACGGACAATACACCGGAAACGCAAGACACTCAAGAAAAGAAGAAATGATTCACGATCGTGAATTAATCTATGATGCTAAAAAACAATTACATAGAGCTGACGAAGATTACAAACACGATTCACCAGCTAAAAAAACTGTTTCAATGAGTGATGGTATAGGTTCTGATGTATACCAACCTAAAACACCTAGTAATAATAAACCTAAAGCTTCTATGATGTCTATTGGAAGTGACAGTAGAGTTGATATATCTAAAGCAGCTGGAGGTATTGGTACTTTTAAAGAAAACTTTCCAAGTAGTTCTTCACAACCATCTTCAACATCTACATCAAGATCTTCTTATGTGCCAACAGGAGAGGCTAGAAGAGAAAGAAGATTAGGTAAAGCAGAAAGAAAAGCAGATTTAAAAAGATCTCAAAAAAAGCATATAGCAGCTAACAGACTTGAGAAAAAAGCAAGTAGAATAAAAGACAGAGCTTACATAAAAGGAGATGCTGGTTCTTATAATCAATACAAAGATTCACCCGCTACAATGTATGGCAAGAAAGAAGGTTCACCAGCAAAAAACTCAGGATTAGGTCCTAAAACAGCTGGATCTGGTATGTATATGAGAGCGTGTGGATACAAAAAATAATATGGAATCTAAAGGATTAGGCGATAGCATTGAAAAATTTACCAAAGCAACAGGCATAAAAACTGTTGTAGATAACGTATCTCAAGGTTTAAATATACCTTGCGGTTGTCAACAAAGAAAAGAAAAATTAAATAATATTTTTCCTTATAAACAATAAATATGGCTTTTAAAATGAATGGTGCTCCATATGGAGGTGATAATACTCCTATATATCATGTAGATATGGAAGATGGTGTTCTAGGTAAAGCTAACAATAATGGCACTATAATCATAAACAAAGACATTAAAGATCCTAAACAAATAGATGATGTTGTAGATCACGAAATGATTCATATAGATCAAATGAAAAGAGGTGATCTTAATTATGATGATAAATATGTTTATTGGAAAGGTAAAAAATACTCAAGAGCACAAATGAAAGAAGGTGCTAAAAATCTTCCTTGGGAAAAAGAAGCATACACTAAAACTAAAAAATAATTATTATGGGAACATTCATGTCAAAACATTCGAACTTATTGAAATATATGCCTGTTGATGATAAAGCTAGCGCTTTAAATATGAAAGGTGATTTAGATAAAGACGGTAAAATGAGCGGTTACGAAGCTAAACGCCAAGCTGCTATAGATAAAAACATGGAAAAATAATGTGGAAAGTTTTATTAGGGCTATTAAAAGGCGGAGGCGGTAGAAAGTCTGTAGCTGGTAACTTAGCTTGGGAAATAAGGGAAGCTATTAAAGGCAAGGAACTTGATCCTGAAAAACTAATAGAACTACAAACTAAAATAAATATGGTTGAAGCCTCGCATAGAACCTTGTTCGTTGCTGGTTGGAGACCTTTTATAGGATGGATATGCGGAGTTGCATTAGCTTATAATTTTGTTATACGTGATTTATTTATTTGGATAACAAAAACAACAGATGCCCCACCACCATTACAAATGGAACACTTAATGACGGTACTGCTAGGAATGCTCGGGCTTGGCGGACTAAGAACATACGAGAAAATAAAAGATAAAGTAAAATAATTAAATTAAATCAAATGAAAAAAGTAGAAGAAACAACTAAGATTACAAAAGAGCAATTAGAAGTAATCACGAAACATCAAAAAGACTTAAACAAGTCTTTAACTAATATTGGTTTTCTAGAAACTCAAAAACACGGTTTACTTCATGAGTATGCTGGTTTAGTTGAGGATATTGAAAAATATAAAGCAGAACTAGAAAAAGAATATGGTGCTATAAACATTAATATAGAGGACGGTAGCTATACTGTTATTGAAAAAGAAGATTAATGTGGAACATATTATAAGAAAAATTAGTATAGGCTCTGACTATAAAAATGATGCTATGCATTATGCTGTAGGTCAACAAGTTTATGGTGGCCATACTATATGTGATATAATATTTGAAACTAAAGAACAGTCTTACAATATTCATATAAAAAAAGAAAATGAAGTTTTGCCTTGGAAAAAGTTTAATAAAAACATGGCAATATCTGTTGAATACGATTTAGAATATTAATGAATAGTGTTTATCAGTTCATAATAAAACCGATAGGCGAAAGATATAATAATGAGTTGAAGGTTGGTAATAAAAAACTAACCATCAACTCTAGTATCTCCAGCCATAAGTTTGTTAATAGAGAAGCAGAAATAGTCGCTGTTCCTTTGGCTTTTAAAACAAGTTTAAAAAAAGGTGACAAAGTAATAGTACATCACAATATATTTAGAAGATATTACAATCAGAAAGGTAAATCTGTGAATAGTAGTAAATACTTCAAAGACGATTTGTATTTTGCTTCAATAGATCAACTTTATATGAAGAAAGTTGATGATGCTTGGGAAACTTTAGGAGATTATTGTTTTATAAAACCAATAATAAATAAAGACGACACTACATTAGATAAACTAAAGAAATGTGTTGGGATAGTAAAGTTTAGTAATAACTCCTTAGAAGCTCTTAAAATGACAGTAGGTGACGTTGTAGGCTTTAAAGCAAATAGAGAATTTGAGTTTTTAATCGACGGACAAGTTTTATACTGTATGGAATCAAATGATATTTTAATTAAATATGAAGATAAAGGAAACGAAACTGAATATAATCCAAGCTGGGCAAATAGCAGTTGAAGAATTAATAAAGGTAGCTAAAGAAAAGATCGTAGACTCAGAAGATGACATCTCAGCTGATAGACTTAAAAATGCTGCCGCTACTAAAAAACTTGCTATATTTGATGCTTTTGAGATATTATCTAGAATAGAAGAAGAAGAGAATATAATAAACGAAAAACCTACACAAAAGAAAGAACAAGCTTTTAAAGGTTTTGCTGAAGGTAGATCCAAGTAATGTACGAGCAAAGTCTATACCACGTAGTAGAAGACCATATAAAGCCTAAAATAATAAAAAGATTAAATAGGCTTAAAAAATGGGAGTACGGATATAATAAAGAGCATGATGTTGTTGTCATAAGTAAAACAGGACAAATAGGTGAAATATACAACATACAGAACTTATTAATAGCATTACCATTAGCTGAAGACGTATATAAAAGTTCCAATAAAATTGAAAATCAAAGATGGCAAGTTTTAGATTATCCATCCGAATTAAATAAAATAAAAACGGTATACGACTGGAACGAAAGACCTATAGCGTTTAAAGAAAAATATTATGACTATATTAACAAAGAGTTTGTTAGGCGTGAAGAAGGTTATTGGTATTACAATAAAGGTATTCCTACTTACATTACTGGTTCTCACTACATGTACCTGCAGTGGACCAAAATTGATGTGGGGCACGCAGACTTTCGCGAATCAAACAGATTATTCTATATATTCTGGGAGGCTTGCAAGGCAGATTCAAGATGCTACGGATTGTGCTACCTTAAGAATAGACGCTCAGGCTTCTCTTTCATGGCTTCATCGGACACCGTTAACCAGGCAACAATATCACGAGATGCAAGGTTTGGTATCCTTAGTAAATCAGGAGCTGATGCGAAAAAGATGTTTACCGATAAGGTGGTACCCATCTCAATCAACTATCCTTTCTTTTTCAAACCAATACAGGACGGAATGGAACGTCCCAAGACGGAGTTATCGTACAAAGTTCCGTCGAAGAGACTCACTCGTAATTCCATTAAGGAGACAACCGAGGATCTCCAGGCAGGTCTCGACACGACGATCGACTGGAAGAACACAGGAGACAACTCGTACGACGGAGAGAAACTTAAGCTCCTCGTCCACGATGAATCGGGTAAGTGGGAGAGACCGGACAACATCCTCAACAACTGGAGGGTCACGAAGACAACGTTAAGATTAGGTAGAAGAATCGTCGGTAAATGTATGATGGGTTCTACTTCAAATGCATTAGATAAAGGTGGAGAAAACTTTAAAAAGCTATACGAAGCTTCGGATGTCAACAAAAGAAACCGCAATGGTCAGACTAGCTCAGGATTATATAGTCTGTTCGTACCTATGGAGTGGAACTACGAAGGATACATTGATTCTTATGGACTACCTATATTCGACACTCCGAAAAAACCAGTTAAAGGAATTGACGGAGAAGAAATCGATATCGGTGTAATATCGCATTGGGAAAATGAAGTTGAAGGATTAAAAGACGATCAAGACGGTTTAAATGAATACTACAGACAGTTTCCAAGAACAGAGAAACATGCTTTTAGAGATGAGGCTAAAGAATCTTTGTTTAATTTAACTAAAATATACGAGCAGATAGATTATAATGAAGACTTACGTAACACTAATGTTGTTACGCAGGGTAATTTTCAATGGGAAGGTGGGATTAAAGATACTAGAGTAATATTTGTTCCTAATAAAAACGGCAGATTTCTAGTAAGTTGGGTACCTCCTATTGCTCTTCAAAATAGATACAATATAAAAAATAATACTAAATATCCAGGTAACGAGCATTGCGGAGCTTTTGGATGTGATAGTTATGATATATCTGGTACAGTAGACGGTAAAGGATCTAAAGGATCTTTACACGGATTAACTAAGTTCTCTATGGAGGACGTGCCGCCTAATTTATTTTTTTTAGAATATATATCAAGACCACAAACCGCTGACATATTCTTTGAAGATGTTCTTATGGCTTTGGTTTTTTATGGAATGCCTATATTAGCAGAAAATAATAAACCAAGACTATTATATTATATAAAAAGAAGAGGTTACAGAGGATATTCTATGAATAGACCTGATAGAACAATGAATAAACTGTCTACAACTGAAAGAGAAATAGGTGGAATACCTAATTCTAGCGAAGACATAAAACAAGCTCACGCAGCTGCTATAGAGGATTATATAGAAAACCATGTAGGTTTACTAAATGAAGGTTATGGCAACACTTATTTTCAAAGAACATTAGAGGATTGGGCTAAATTTAATATTAACAATAGAACAAAGCATGATGCTTCTATAAGTTCTGGACTAGCTATAATGGCTTGTAACAAACATAGATACTCACCAGTAGCAAAAAGAACAATATCAAAAGTTTCTTTAGGTTTTAGAAAATACAATAACACAGGAGTGAATTCAAAAATAATATAAATAAATGGTCTATACTAATAATAATAGCATCTTTCCAGATCAGGTGGTACCTGAAGAAGAAAAGAAATCATTTGAATATGGTTTAGCTGTTGGAAACGCTATTGAACAAGAGTGGTTTAGAAATAACAGTGGACAGAATAGGTTTTCTTATAACTTCCAGAATTTTAATAGACTAAGATTATACGCTAGAGGCGAACAGCCTATACAGAAATATAAAGATGAATTATCAAACAACGGTGACTTATCTTACCTTAATTTAGACTGGAAACCAATACCTGTTTTATCTAAGTTTGTAGATATAGTGGTAAATGGCATGACTGAAAAAGGTTATGAATTAAATTCATTTGCTTCAGATCCTTTTGCTTTAAAACAACGTACTGATTTTGCTTCTAGTGCACTTAGAGATATAAAAAACAAAGCTGCTATAGATCAACTTTCTCAAGCAACTGGTCAAAACTTTTATGCATCTGCTGATCCTAATAATCTTCCTAAAGACGAAAACGAATTAGACTTATATATGCAGCTTAATTATAAGCAAAGCATAGAAATAGCAGAAGAAGAAGTAATAAATAACGTTCTTGATAGCAATAAGTTTGATGAAACTAAAAAAAGACTAGCGTACGATTTAACAGTGTTAGGAATATCAGCTGTAAAAACTAGTTTTAATTTATCTGAAGGAGTTACTATAGAGTATGTTAATCCTGCAAATTTAGTTTATTCAGCTACTGATGATCCTAATTTTGAAGACATATATTATGTAGGTGAGATTAAAAGCCTAACATTACCTGAAATAAAAAAGTTATTTCCAAATCTAACTAACGATGAGTTAGAAAGAATACAGAAATATCCAGGTAGACAGAACTACGCTCAAAGTGATTGGCAGGTAAACAGCGATGTTAACCAACATCAAGTATTGTTTTTTGAATACAAAACATATCAAGATCAAGTATTTAAAATAAAACAAACTGAGCAAGGTTTAGAAAAAACATTAGAAAAGCCTGATACTTTTAATCCACCTCAGAGTGATAACTTTGAAAGAGCTTCAAGATCTATTGAGGTATTGTATACAGGAGCAAAAATTCTAGGCATGCAAGACACTATGTTAGAGTGGAAACTTGCTGAGAATATGACTAGACCTTATGGAGATACTGTTAAGGTTAACATGAATTATGTTATCTCAGCTCCTAGAATGTATCAAGGACGAATTGAATCTATAGTAAGTAGAACTACTGGCTTTGCTGACATGATTCAATTAACTCATTTAAAACTACAACAAGTTTTAGCAAGGTTGGTTCCTGACGGTGTTTACGTAGATGTAGATGGCTTAGCAGAGGTAGATCTAGGTAATGGAACTAACTATAATCCAGCAGAAGCATTAAACATGTATTTTCAGACTGGTACTATAGTAGGTAGATCACTTACTCAAGACGGTGAAATGAATAGAGGTAAAGTACCTATTCAAGAACTTCAAAGCTCTTCAGGCATATCTAAGATACAAGCTATGATTCAAACGTATCAATACTACCTACAAATGATACGTGATGTAACTGGATTAAACGAAGCTAGAGACGGAAGCGCGCCTGATAAAAATGCTTTAGTTGGATTACAAAAACTTGCAGCAGCCAACTCTAACACAGCTACAAGACATATACTACAGTCTTTAATGTATTTAACTATAAGATCTTGTGAAAATATAAGTTTAAGAGTTAGTGATATGTTACAGTTTCCGTTAACTAAAGCAGCGTTATTAAACAGTATAAACGCTTTTAATGTATCTACCTTACAAGAAATTGATTCATTATCAATACATGACTTTGGTATATTCTTAGATTTAGAACCAGACGAAGAAGATAAAGCTCAATTAGAAAAAAGCATACAAATAGCCTTACAGTCAGGTGGTATAAAATTAGCTGATGCTATTGATATAAGAGAAATACAAAATATAAAGTTAGCTAATACTTTGTTAAAGTTTAGACAAGCTGAAAATCAAGCTGCTGAAAGAGCGGCTCAAATGGAAAACATACAAGCTCAAGCTCAAGCTAATGCTGAGTCTGCTGAAAAAGCAGCAGCAGCTGAAGTACAAAAACAACAAGCTTTAGCGCAGACAGAGGTTCAAATAGAACAAGCTAAGTCCCAGTTTGAAATAGAACGTATGGAGCAAGAGGCTAATATTAAAAGAGGTTTGATGGCTGAGGAATTTAGTTATCAAATGAAGTTAGCGGAGATGCAAGCTCAAGTAACAGCTAAAAAAGAAGCTGAAATTGAAAATAGAAAAGACAAAAGATTACAGATGCAAGGCACTCAACAGAGTGAACTTATAGATCAAAGACAAAATGATCTACTGCCTAAAAACTTTGAATCATCTGGTAACGATAACTTAGATGGTTTTGGTTTAGAGCAATTTACCCCAAGATAGGGAATTATTAATTTTTATTATATTATATTATGTCAGAAGAAGTAAAACAAGAAGGAGACTTTAAATTAAAAACTAAAACTCCTAAGATTAAAGGTCAGGGAAATATAGTACCTGAGGTAACCAAAGTAGATTTAAGTAAAAAACCAGAAGAAGATGCCGTTCAAACACAAGAGACAGATGATAGCAATGTTGTTGTCGAAGAATCAAAAGACAGTGGCAACAGCGAAGGAGTGGTTGAAGAAGTACGGGCCACCGAAGAAGAAGTAGCAGAATCTCCTATAGAACTAGTAGAAGATGAAGACGATAATAATGAAGAGGTCACAATGGTTGGAGGCACTGAAAGTCCCGACACCTCACAGAAACAAGAAAAAGTATTACCGCAAGCAGAAACACAAGAATTACCAGAAAACGTAGAAAAGCTAGTAGCTTTTATGAAGGAGACTGGTGGAACTGTTGAAGATTATGCTAGATTAAATGCTGATTATAGCAATGTAGACGGTGAAGCTTTGTTAATAGAATACTACAAACAATCTAAACCTCATTTAGATTCAGAGGAAATTCAATTTGTAATTGAAGATTCTTTTAGGTTTGATGAAGATTTAGACGAAGCAAGAGATATTCGAAAGAAAAAGCTTGCATATAAAGAAGAAGTTGCAAAAGCCAAAAACTATTTGGATTCGCTTAAAGATAAATACTACGCAGAGATCAAGTTGAGACCTGGAGTTAATCAAGAGCAGCAAAAAGCTATGGACTTTTTTAACCGATATAATGAAGAGCAAGAGCTCAATAAAGTTAACCAAAGTAGGTTCCACGACCAAACAAACAAGCTTCTTAACAATGAATTCAAAGGTTTTGATTTTAAAGTTGGAGAGAAGAAATTTAGGTATGGTATAAAAGACCCTGTTAAGGTTGCTGATAACCAAAAAGATATATCCACTTTCATTAAGACGTTCTTAAATGATAAAGGAGAAGTCGTAGACACAAAAGGTTATCATAAAGCTTTATACGCTGCGCGAAATGCAGATACAATTGCTAATCACTTTTATGAGCAGGGTAAAACTGACGCTATTAAAGGTCAATTAGCTAAATCTAAAAACATAAGTACAGAGCCTCGCAAAACACAAGATGGTAATGTATTTATTGATGGGTTTAAAGTAAAAGCAGTTAGCGGTTTAGATTCTTCAAAGCTTAAAATTAAAACAAGAAAATTTAACAATTAAAAACTAAATTATTATGGGAACATTATCCCCTACATTTGGGACTATTAAACCGTCTCAATCACAACAATTATTACAGTCTAACTACTTGCAGTTTAATACTGGAACTGGAAAAGACTTTGCACAACAGTATCTACCTGAAATTTACGAACAAGAAGTAGAGCGTTATGGAAACAGAACATTATCTGGATTCTTACGTATGGTTGGAGCTGAAATGCCAATGACATCAGATCAAGTTATCTGGTCAGAACAAAATCGTTTACACATTGCTTATGATGGATGTACTAACACAAGTGGAACAAATACTATTGGTATTCCAGTTGGAGGTACTGCTCTTGATGGCACGTTAGTTGAAAACGTTGTTTCTCCAGGACAAACTGTTGTTCTTTTAGATGCTCTTGGAGCTGAATTAAAAGCTGTAGTTACAGGATCACACCCAGTAAATGGAAATGTGGTTGTTGCACCTTACACAGCTGCTGATACAAGTTCTCTAGCTGCTACTGGAGTAAAAATGTTTGTATATGGTTCTGAATTTGGAAAAGGATCTTCAATAACTAATTGGAGTGGAGCTGCTGGTGAGATTACCACAAAAGGAGAAAACATCAGTATTGATCCTACTTTTACTCAATACAGCAATTCTCCTATCATTATTCGTAACAATTACACTATTAACGGATCTGATATGTCTCAAATCGGTTGGGTAGAAGTTGCTACTGAAGATGGAACATCTGGATACTTATGGTATTTAAAAGCTGAATCTGAAACTCGTTTACGTTTTGAAGATTACTTAGAAATGAGTGTAGTTGAAGGAGAATTAGCAGCTGCTGGTTCGCAAGCTTTAACTGATGGCTATAAAGGTACACAAGGTTTATTCGCAGCTGTAGCTGACAGAGGAAACGTTGAGGTTGCTTTTAGCGGAGCTAACTTAGATGACTTTGATAATATCTTAAAAAATCTAGATACTCAAGGAGCTATTGAAGAAAATATGCTATTCTTAAACCGCGCAACTTCTTTAGAAATTGACGGTATGCTAGCTGACGTTTCTACTGGTGCTCAAGGTGGTACTGCTTATGGATTATTTGAAAACTCTGAAGAAATGGCATTAAACCTAGGGTTTAGCGGTTTCCGTAGAGGATCTTATGATTTTTATAAGACTGACTGGAAATACTTAAATGACGCTTCTACTCGTGGTGCAATCACTGGTGTAGCTTCAATTGAAGGTGTTTTAGTGCCGGCTGGAACTTCAACGGTTTACGATCAAATTTTAGGAACTAACATTCGTCGTCCATTCTTACACGTGCGATACAGAGCTTCACAGACTGAAGATCGTCGTATGAAGTCTTGGTTGACTGGATCAGCTGGAGGTGCTTTTACTTCTAGTCTTGATGCAATGGAGGTTAACTTCCTATCTGAAAGATGTTTAGTAGTACAAGCTGCTAACAACTTTGTATTATTCAAAGGAGTGTAATCACTCTAGTAGGTTTACCCCTGATGTATTTTCAGGGGTAATACTTACTCTTAACTATTAAATTATATTATATTATGGCTAAAAAACAAGTAGTCCAAGATCCGTCTTGGGAAATTAAAGATAGAACTTATTTAACAACAGGTAATCAAAAACCATTAACATTAAAAATACCGTCTAGACATTCATTACGACATGCTTTGCTTCATTACGATGAAAAAACAAATGAGCAACGTGAACTAAGATATGCTACTAATCAAAACTCACCTTTTAAAGATGAGCAAAAAGGAGAAGTAACATTAGGTCATATTGTATTTAAAAACGGTTCTTTGTTTGTACCTAAAAGAAATCAAGTACTACAAAAAATATTATCATTATATCATCCTTTAAAAAATAAAATATATACAGAGCTAGACCAAGTTGAAATAGCTAAAGATGATTTATTTGATTTAGAATTAGAAATAGATGCTCTAAATGCAGCACAAGGAATAGACATAGACCAAGCTGAAGCTATATTAAGAGTTGAATTAGGATCTAAGGTATCAGAGATGAGTTCTAAGGAGCTTAAACGTGATTTGTTGCTATTTGCTAAAAGCAATCCAAAACTATTCTTAGAACTAGCTAATGACGATAATGTTCAATTAAGAAACTTTGCTATTAGAGCAACTGAAGCTCATATAATTAAATTAGCAGATGACCAAAGAACATTTACTTGGGCTTCAAACGGACGTAAACTAATGACAGTTCCATTTGATGAAAACCCATACTCAGCTATGGCATCTTTCTTTAAAACAGACGAAGGCATACAGGTCTTTCAATCTATAGAGAAAAAGTTCTCATAACATGTAATATTAATAAGGGAGGTGTAATGCCTCCTTTATTATAATAAAAATAACTAATGGCTATAAACGTAAATACAGTATATCAAACTGTGCTATTAATACTCAATAAAGAGCAGCGAGGGTATATGACGCCTACGGAGTTTAATACTATTGCTACTCAAGTTCAGTTAGAAATATTTGAAAAATACTTTGATGATTTAAATCAACAATTACGTGTACCTCAAGCAGATACAGACTATGCAGACCGTCAAGAAAATATTGACGAAAAAATAGCTATATTTAAAACTTTTGGTGAAGCTAATTATACAACATTAGGTTCTTTAAGTTATTTTACTTTACCTGAAACGGATGCTTATAGTAGTATAGTTTCTTTTTATAGGTTAGGTAATGTTTTATATAACGACGAAAAAATAGTTCAAAGATTAGATAGACATGAGTTTTATTATGTTAATCAATCTAAACTAACTAGACCAACTACTAAAAATCCAGTTTATCTTTATGAAAACGAAAAGCTTTTTGTAAAACCAGAAACAATAAACGCAGGTATAAAAGTAGACTACGTTAGAAAACCAAGTAACGTTTTATGGGCTTTTGATACAGGTAATTTAGGTCAATATCAATATAGAGAAATTGATTCCGTTGATTTTGAAATACATGAATCAGAGCAAAGTGAAGTTGTATTAAAAATACTTTTGTATGCTGGTATAGTTATAAGAGATCCTCAAATAGTTCAAGCTGCTGCGGCTCAAGTGCAAGCTGATGAAGTAAATAAAAAAAGTTAACAAATGGCTACACCTAACAACGGTTTAATAACCGAAACTAACGCGCAGTATTACGCTGGTTCTCAAACTTTTGTAATGGATGGCGTTAAAAATTCTGTAACCGCTAATTTTAATACTGATTTAAAATTCGGAGACTACAACCCAACTACTTCTGGATATAATTTAAACAACTTTAAGTTGTATATTAGTTCTACTGGAGTGGTTAGTGACTTCACACTTTACACTTCAGAATATAGCGTGTCTAATAATACTATAACGTTTACCAATATACCAAGTGATGGTAACTGGATAGTAATACAGTTGCTTAATCAATACGGAGGTAATTACGGAGATCGAGATGCTTATGGATCTACAGTAGAAGAAAACTATGGAGGATATGCGTACACGTCTTTAGAAGACGTTATAACAAATTTTATGATAGGCTATGTTGGCGCAGGAAAATTAATACCAAGTGCTAAAACCACTGATGTTGTGTTTTTCGCTAAACGAGGTTTACAAGAATTTAGTTATGACACCTTAAGAAGTATAAAGTCTCAAGAACTAAACGTGCCTTTTAATTTAAGCGTACCACTACCTCAAGACTATGTTAATTATGTTAATGTTTCTTGGATAGACAACCAAGGAGTTAAACACATTATATATCCTACAACTTTAACCTCAAATCCTTATGAGGTTCCAGCTCAAGACAATCAAGGTATTGCTATACAAGATAATGACTTTGACAATATAGACACTACATCTATAACGGAAGACCGTTGGGCTAAAAACAATTTAAAAAACATAAATGATGCTCAAAGCAATTTAACAGGAGTTCTCTTATCTGAAGGATTAGGTTACCCTGGAATGTATGGAGATAACTATTTAGGCCAAAAATACGGTTTACAGCCTGAAACAGCTCAAATAAACGGGTGGTTTACAATAAATGAACGTAATGGTAAAATGTCTTTTTCTAGCGATTTAGCTGATAAATTAATAATTTTAGAATATGTATCTGACGGAGTTGGCTATGATGCTGATATGAAGATACCTAAACTAGCTGAAGAAGCTTTATATGCCTACATAAGTCATGCAATAATAGCATCAAGAATTAATCAACCTGAATATGTAGTTCAAAGATTACGTAGAGAAAAAAGCGCTAAACTTAGAAATGCTAAAATAAGGTTGTCAAATATAAAATTAAATGAATTTATTCAGATTGCTAGAGGTAAATCTAAATGGATTAAATACTAAATTTAATGGCTGAAGTTAAAAACGCTTTTATAAAGTCTAAAATGAATAAAGATCTTGATAGTAGATTACTACCATCAGGTGAATATAGAGACGGACAAAATATACAAGTTAGTAAATCAGAGGGCGAAGACGTAGGTGCTTTAGAAAATGCCGTGGGGAATGAATTAGCTATAGACTTCAACTCTATAGCTCCTGGAACAGGTGGTGTTTTAAAATCAATAGGCTTGTTATCTGACACTAATTCGTCTAGTCTTTATGTTTTTTTAACAACAAATGATTCAGAGGATTATAATCCATCAGCTAGAAACTTTATATATTCTTATGACAGTAATTCTAATTCTACTACGCTTTTAGTTCAAGGTGCTTTCTTAAACTTTAGCAAGTCATATCCTATATATGGTATAAACGTTTTAGAGAACTTATTGTTTTGGACAGATAATAGAAACCAACCTAGAGTTGTGAACATAGACACGGCTTCTAAAAACTCTTCTTTTTACAGTACGGAAGATTTAATATCTGTTGCTAAATATAATCCATATCAATGTATAGATCTTTATATAGCTGAAAACTCAGGTTCAGGTAATACAACCATGAAAGATGTTGCATCTCCTATACTTCCAGATGGAACTACTAATCCTTTTTACGACCCAAATTGGCCTGGTGATCCAGATTATTTAGAAGATAAATTTGTTTCTTTTAGCTATAGATTTAAATTTTCTGACGGTGAATATTCTATAATGGCTCCTTTTACTCAAGAAGCTTTCATACCTAAACAAGATGGTTATTTTTTAGGTGATGACCAGGATAACGCGTATAGAAGTACTATAGTTAGATTTATGGAAAATAAGGTTAACAGTGTTAAACTTATAGTACCTTTACCTTACAAAGGCAGTGAAATAGAAAGAAAACTAAATGTTTCTGAAATAGATATTTTATATAAAGAATCTGATTCGTTAACCGTAAAGGTTTTAGATTCTATTAAAAAAGCTGATTTTGAAATTTCTAGTGATTTTCATTACGAGTACGATTATCAATCTAGAAAACCCTACAAGACTCTTCCTGAAAGTGAAATAATAAGAGTATACGACAAGGTTCCTGTTAAAGCTTTAGGGCAAGAAATAATAGGCAATAGAGTTGTATATAGTAATTTTCAAGATAAACACACTCCTCCTTCTTTTATAGATTATGATGTAGCTGTTACTCCTAAGTTTAATTTTAGTACAGATCCTAACGATCGTCAAATTGAATGGACAACTAGCATAGTTGAATATCCAGAGCATACTGTAAAACAAAATAGAAACTATCAAGTTGGTTTTGTTCTTTCAGATAGATTTGGAAGACAATCTACCACTATATTATCTCCAGTTAATTCAGAAACAAAAACAGATCCAGATGGAAATGTATACGGAGGCTCAACTTACTTTCACCCTTACGAAGTTAAACCTGCTGCAGGTGAAAACCCAACTAATACTAAACCAGGAGATTCTTTAAAAGTTTTAATAAACAACCCTATACCTGCTACATCTGATAAATTTGGATGGCCAGGTCTTTATAATGGCGACGTTAATAGTCCTGATTACAATCCTTTAGGTTGGTTTTCATACAAAGTAGTAGTTAAACAAACAGAACAAGAATATTATAATGTTTATTTACCAGGTATACTTAATGGTTAT